CTTTTGTAAGGCTTCTAAAGTTCGATACAGATATGGCGTTAAATCCAATCTTGGATCCGCAGCCATCGGAAGATCCGGTGCTTGCGGGTGAGGAGTCTGCATCATGCCCCCCACTAGTTTTGCAAATGCAGAGTATGCACCCTGCAATTCGTTCACCATCCTGAATGGGAACCCAGATAACATCTCGGCTCGTTCCTCATCCGTCTTAGACGGAAAGAGGTATTTCAGTGCTTCAATGCTATCAACACCTAATTCCTGAAGGTTGCGTACCACAATGGAGTTGTTCAAGATATCCTGCGTGGAATCTTCATAGACAGGTCCAAGCCATCTCCAAAGCATGGTGACGTCACCATCAGGAATTAAACCCTGAACGCCTGGAGGAATCTGTTGTGCCTCCACACATGCAACCATAAGTTGTTTAATCTGTGCATTATATTGTTTTAAAGCTTCTTCATAAGCAGCAACTTCATCTTCTGGAGCCCCTTTTACTGGAGAAATAGGCTTTTCAATTTGTGCTGCTTGTGCCAAACTATCTTTAAATAGTTGTTCCTCTTGATAAACAATTAATTCAAGACAACGACAAATGCCATGGGTGTAAATAGCATTCGCTTTTTTCTTGGATGTTGCAGATACACGGCCAAACAATGATTTATATTCAGTTGCTGTCACACCTGCTGAAATAGAAAGCTCATCAACGCCACCAAGTGCTGTGCGGATCTCTTCTCGATACTGACGGGCAAATGCGTTTTGGTCACCAGTAATGGCATCAGGGACAATGTAACCAACTCGATCGTTCGGTTCCAGGTTTGCAATGATGCGTGGAACACGGAGTTGACCATCCACACCGCGCATGATGGGATCTGCTTTAAACCGTGATTGGCTTAATGCACCCAGACCAGTAAAACCAGAGTTTGCTGCAATAGAGGGACGTTGGACTGACATGTCTCCACCAGCTTCCATTAGGTCACTCTTTGGCCTTGAGGAAAGAAGAGTTGGATTACCAAAGAACTGAACATTCTTCCGCATGGTGCGAACCATTTCGTCATGAATGACAATATGATTTGCCATCCCATCAAATTCACCAACCCCTTCATTGGAGAAACCTTTGGGATTATTAAAAATCTCTACGCAGGGAATAAAACCAAGAGTGTTTTTAAAAGTTTTAGTGCGTCCTAAAGCGGTGTAATTTGTTGTTTCAAATGAAAGTTCACCTTCTGAATGAGATTCTTCAATAGTGTCTGATTTAATAGCTAGTCGGATGTAACGTTTAGCACCTTGTTCAAATGCTGCGCCACCTGCTCCAAGAGTGGCAAGATTAATACCGTCTGTAGCACCAAAGCCTTTACGAACTTTGTAGCTATAGATAATTACCACTTCATCCAGCTCACCATCAACGTTATAAAATGAGCGGTACTCATGAGCACGGAAGTAGTAGAGACGATAGCTGAATTTGGTAGGACGAATGTAAAACAGGCCTTTACCGTCGCAAAGAAAATACTCCCAAATCGAATCGAGCCTGGTGTCAAGCTTGTTGTACTTCAGGACACGATCAATAAAATCTTTACGTTGATTACCAAAGTTATCTTGGGAGGGAAAAAACTCAACTCCTTGGCGAATGCCAAAAAGTTTCATCTGTGCAATATGAGATGCAATGATACCCGTATCGACGGTCATCGACCCATCTTTTTCAAGATAGGAATCAACCATCTCTTTAAGACGATACTTTGCATCCATTGACATGAGTTATCTCTCTTTTAGTTTTATGTTAACAGCTTTAGAAGCGACCCATTGCATTAGCCTGGACCCCATACCCCGGTAGCATAGCGCCAATATTTTGGACTTGGGCAAGCAATCCGCCCATGTTCCCAACGGCTCCTGGAAAACCAGCAAAAGGTAGCTGTGGACCTGGTCGATTTTGTTGCTCGTAATATTTTTGTAAATCGCCGGGACGACTGTCCCATTCTTTGAGTTTATTTAATTCTTCTTGCGACATCCCTTTAAAAGGGTTGCGCGGACCAATTTGAAAACTTGGGCTGCCAGCCAATACGCCAGCGTCATTACCTAATCCAGTCGGTAATCCACCAAAGTAACGTACGGACATCTTTGTCTTACTTTTTATTTATTCTACTCTTCTATTACTTCATACCCAGATGCGTCATGTACTTTTGATAAAACAATGCCTTCACCCCTGACATCCCAATTTAAAACATCACCTTCTTGCCAGCCAAGCTCTTCAATCACTTCGTCTGGAAACGTAATATACAGTTCTCCGTTTTCATCTTCTTCGACTTCAAGAATGTAACTCATTTTGATTCAAGCAATTTCTCCATTAGCTTATCAAGTTTATTGTTGATTTGATTAAAATTGTCATGCATTTGTTGGATTTCTCTCAAGAAGTCAACTTTAAGAACGTACTCTAAAGGCATCCGCTTTAAATCGTCTTCCAAAACATCAATCCTACGTTTTTGGGACCCAATGTAGTTAAAAGCTTGCTGGATCTGATCGTTCTGTCTACCTAAGATTTTACCGGCGACCCAGCTGCCACCGGTAACAGCAGATACAACGGCTGTTAAGCCGATCGCAATATACTCTGGACCCACTGGATTAAAATATTTTTTACTATTCTAAATTCAGTAATCAAGTTGTAAATTACCTTTTTTCATCAAACCATTCACAAGCCAAACCAACGCATCTACACAGTCATCATGACCACTCACGCCAAAATTAGTCAGTTCTTCAAACATGGCAGTAAAGTTGCGATAACGATTAAAGACAATCTTTCGGTCTTCAAACATTCCCATGATTCCACGGAATCGAGCCAATTTATCAGCACGGAAGCCTTTAACAGGATGCCAAAGAATGTTATAAAGACCTTCGTTATTTAAACAAATCCTTTTAAAATCAGCCTCTAGGGACGCTTGGTACTGTACAGCTTCTGACCAAACATCACATGTTGAAAAGGTTGGGAAGTAATTTCCGTTTTGATCTTTTCCAATAATTGACCAATCATTCATCAGCTCTTTAAGAGCATCAAGTTTTTCAAGATTACCCATGACACGCATGCGTCGGTAGTCAATAATATGAATCTTGTCTTCAATGCGGCCACCAAGAACAAACACGGTGTAATCATTTTTTTCTTTTGTTCCAGCAGATAAGTCAACTCCAATTCCAAGCGTGTCAAACTCTGTTGCAATTTCTGCTTTAACAATTAATTCAGGCGCAAGCGATAACTCGTTTTGCCTGACGATTTTATTCATGTACTGAAAAGAAAAAGCAATTGGAGCCTGTCGTTTCTTTTCTTTTAAATAGTCCAAAGACCACATCTCTGGCCAATAAGACAGTTCTTCCCCTGTCTTTGGATCAGAATTAATTGCTGACAATACAATCTGTGACCAGTTATTTTGTGAATTGAAAGTTGTTGCATGAATATCATCATGCCGGAAGCGAGTACCAAGACAGATGGCACGTGCTCCTTCAAACATAGTGGGGGCAATCACAGCATTCCAGTTTTCCTGCATCTGTTTACGGATGTCAGGGTTGGCAATATCCGCGGCTGATTTAATAGCGTCATCAATCATCACAAGATGAGAACGCTTGGAGGTCACAGAACCTTTGAGGCCAGCAGCACAAAGCGTGAATTGTTCTTCACCTGTAGTGTCGATGCCAGCAAATTTATGGTCAATAGACCAATACTCATTACTGGTGACGTTCTTCAAAAGACGTACGGTTGGAAAGACTTCTTGATATCTTTTGCTTTCGATAATTCGTTTGATGGTTGCCGATTTGGAACGAGCAATATCAACCGTATAAGAAAGATAAAGGATCTGGAGCGGAAGCTTGGCAGCAGTGTGAATACCAATTGCCCAGGCAGTCAGTAAACCAAGGACGGTACTTTTTGCTGAGCCACGTGGGGCAAGTAGATCGATGTTGGGCCCAGCAATCTTGATTAGACAGGAACTATCTTCGTTCGTTACAAAGTGCCGATGCCAGTCTTTGTGGTGCTCGGCAGGAGGTTTATCTGCAACGTACTCACAAAAGAACGCAAAATCCTCTCTTGCTTTCTGAAGGAGTTCTAAGTTGCGTGGCTTCTTGATCTGTTGATTTTGTGCCGCCGCTTTAGCGTTACGGCGATGCGCAAGATAAAGATAAGAAGGCACAATAAATAAGCAGTTAATTAAATACTAACTTATTTTTGTTTTTTGTTTTTTTGATATTGACGTGCTTTCTCTAAGGCTTCTTTCCTTTTTTCTTTATCAGAAGTTTTATCTTCGCCTGCTTTTTTACCCTTAAAGTGTGCCAGGATTTCTGGCGGCATTTTATTGGACATTTTGGTTTGGGTTTACAGTTTTCTTATTGAAACCTGCTAATTGAACTTCTTGTGAACCAGCAACGTTTTGAGTTGGTTGATTAATTGTACGACCCATACGATTCCGCTGGATCTCTCGAACAATTCCAGATAACTTACCAGCAAATTCGCCGGCATCTACGTTGGCGCCCATTTGTACGTGGAATTTAGTTTTATTCTAAAGTGATTATTCTTCTAATTGCATACGAGCCCATACGCTCATCGAAGCTTCATGCAATGGCGCTTCAATAGGATCATCTTTGAAAATAAACATCAACTCGCGAATAGCACGATCTGCACCAGCCATCAATAAACCTTTGCGATCTTTAGTAGAAGTGTATTGCTCAATTTGTTGAATTGTGCCACGGAGTTCTTTTTGCATAGAAGCAATGCGAGCAACACCGGCGTCACGCTTGACAATACCTGCTTCTACATCATCGCGCAATTTTCTAATGTCCTCTTGCATCTCATCGATTTCATGCAATAAGACCTTACGATGATCTGGCTTGGGATAATGCTTATTTACCCAAAGATCACACGCGAAAATACTGCCGCGATAATCAAGGAAACGGGCATACAGAAAACATTCAATAACAGAATAATTTTCTGAGCAGAAAGATACAAAAGCTTCTTGAGACGCAGAGTCTAAATTATCGACCCAGGTGTCAAAAAGCTCAATATCGATAAGCGCGTTGGGCCTGGCGGTAATCCCGTTCTTCATCGCTTTGAGCGAACCGCTGGGCTTGTTCCGCCCCTGCACGCTGCTCTTGTGCGCCTCGGCTGATGGT